CTGCCGCGGCACAATGGGAAATGATGGCTTCAGTACCCGTACCTTTCTCACACCAAATTTTCATCCAATATTCAGGCATACCAATAGTCTTAGCACCACTCCAGTCGCATCTAGCCTTTGCAGGCGAGAAACGATACTGAGAATAATATGGTACTTCAAAACTGACTGTAGGATTAACCTCACATGCTTGGAACGTATAACCGTCATGACCTTCCATATCTTGCATATCAGCAAGATGGTCAGCCATTCCAACAGGTAATGTATTATCCAAACGTTGATCGAATGAAAGTGTATTAGTGTCAGAAGTTGTACTAGAAGTACTGTTACCAACAAACACAGATGGTAAACGTCTTTGACCAATATCATTAAATGTTGAAAAATCATAGACCCATCTGAAACCTCCACGCCATCCTGCATACCCTAAGGTAAGATAGCGATGGAAAGTCATATTGGAGTATTTGTAGAAACCACTCACCAAAGTGTAAGTATGATCTCCACCTGCAGCAGTGTAACCACCTTCCCAAGGAAATGAATCCCTGGACATGGTAATTATTTGATCAACACCGTCTGTCTCTCCATTGTCTTTACTCCTAATCAAGTCGTACACATTGTAACGCTTGAGGAGTTGACGCATAGATCGAATATGCTCACCAAAATGTACCAGATTAGTTTTATCTGTAAGCGACGTTTTAGCCGCCATAGTATTAACTACTGGTGAATGATGAGGTTTCGAATCCATACGCTCCGTCTCGTCTCCGTCATTCTCATCCTCAGCCGCTTGGGGTTCAACCTCAAGGGCTTCAGGAGCAGTAAGGACAGTATCCGTAGTAGTTCTCATACGACGCAAATTCTTCATCGTTGGAACTGCTACTTCAAAATCTGGTCCTGCTGAAACGAAGACATTAATAGCAATATCATTATTTGCTGTTGTATTGGGGACAGTCAACTCATTGACAACATATACTGAAATAGTACCGTTACCAACAGTTGTCACACTTGAATCGTAAGCTAATCGG